TTATAATTTAATGCCTGCCTGACATAATAGTCAACATCTCTGTAGATATCATTCTCATCTATAAATATTAAAAATATTCCCTGTCCTGCCATCTGCGCCCTTATCAACACATCATTTTGTGATACTGTCGATCCCATTCCATAATGATAATACTCTCCCTGTACATTTATTGCAAGATCTGGTGGGTCAAAGAAAAAGAAGTCTAATACTACTCCACCCTTGCTCATTCTGCCACCCAGCAAAGAGGTCTGATAATCAAATTCATTACCATCCCTTAACCTGAATGTTGTAGTCAGAGAGTTGTAAACCATGTATTCTGGTAAACTCCCTGCCCATTCTGGTGGCGCTTCTACATTTGTATATGCTCTTGCTGTTGTCATTTACGGCTCTGTTAATAATAATTGCGTTGATCCTCTCTCATCATATGCTGTATGCTCCAACCCCTGTGCTGAAGTTATATCAACATAGTAATTTCTGTTAGTTGTAGTATCATCCCTGAAAGTAAATTCAAGTAAAGTATTACTTTGTATCGCACTAAGTATATTAGATCTTAATGCTTTGGGAGAATTGCCTTTATAAGTTTTATTCATATCTATATTTACAGACCATCCAAACTTTGATTCAAGTTTCTTTCTGTATATTAATGACATATTTACTACATCTGGAGATGCGTTTTGTGTATCAGTTGCAAGAGTTAATTTAAACTGTATTGCCCTGAACGCAGTACCGAGACTACTTCCAAATGTATAAGTAGTTGTTCCGTCAGAAGTAATTGTTCCCATAGATGTATAGGAAGAATCATCATAATCTAACGCATATGCTACTGCAACTGTCTGATTCGTATCACAATCATCTGTTTCTATTTTAAGTTCAAGTGCCAGCTTATCTACTTCTACCTGATCTGCACTAAACCATGCAGTATAATGCAATCCATCTACATCATCTTCGTACTTATAATTAACTACCTGATTAGGATTAATAACATCTGATTGTAATTGCTGATAATATAAATCGCCATCAAATCCCCAGTATAACCTGTATGGATTTGTGCTTGCCAAGTTTCCTCCGACATCAGTTACATATCCAGATGTTATTGTTTTCCCCTGATCTGCTCCTGCTGCTGTCCACTTAACTTCCCATCCTACCTCGTTCCATCCGAGTATTGCACTATATCCTGTTGTATCACTTATAACAGAACTTTCATTTCCACTTGCAAACATATCTACATTAGAAGGGGTAAGTGTACCATCAACCAATGCTATTAAATCATTATGAGTTCCCAATAACTGTGCTATAGAACCTCTGTTATCTGAAGGCAATCCATCATCTCTGTCAGCTCCAACTACACTTACTACAGCAGAGTTAGAACCATTGATGTACTTGTATATTCCAAGACCTGCTGGTATATATACAGAATCTCGCCATCTTATAGAACCTTTACCATTCTCATTATGGAAGGGTAAGGCTAACTGTGTTTCAACAAATTTATTATTAGAAAAGTCATGTGCAAATAATCCTTCTTTTGTCATAGCATATATGACAGGATTACCACTAGCATTTCTAGCCACAAACAAATCAGTTACATGACCATCAGGTAATGGTAATTTAGCATCTGCTACTTCTGTTCCTATCGTAGATGCGTACCACATTTGACCATTATCTCCAATTCCCCACAATTTATCATCCCAAAATGTTAAAAATTTAGCAGGAAAAGGAGCATTGGAATCTGTTGATGTATTGTCATTGTATGTGTCATCACTCTCTAATTCTTTTGTAGCTGTGCTATCATCTTCATATTTAGATTTCACATACATATGCCCTGTACCATAAGCTACAACTAAATATAAAATCCCACCCATTCTAGCCTGTAAAGCATCTGTAGCAACAGCAGGCAAAGTGTCTAATGCACTACCAAAACCATCGTTACCAGAATTGAACTTATAAATCTTTTGATTAGAATATATACAATATAGTTCTCCATTGTATTCCTGTATAATATCTAAGGAATCTCCATCGGCATCTGAGTTTGCTACACCTCCAATAGTTTTCGCAGGTAATACTAGGTGTCTTTTGTAGCGAAGGCTACAGGTACTCCACCATGCTCTGTCTACATCTTTAGCTCCCTCCATCCTCTCTACACCTATACCACCCCTGAAGTCAGACCAAGATATTACACTTGCTCTAATCTGCGAATCACGAGTGGTATCTCCGATAATAACCTTTGCAGGATAAATGGAGGCAAGTACCTGCTGCACAGGTCTGGTTATCGGATAATAATTTCCGTTTAAATAAACTTCATTTTTTGTTACTACTTTGTTTGCCATTATCTTACAAGTCTTACATTAGTTAAAAATGGAAAATCATTTTTAGCCTGTTCAGATTTAGCAAACCAGAATGCAGCAAGGTTTCTCATTGAATCTATATCTGCATCAGGTCTTAATGATCCTGCCTGTGCCATCAGCGCAGTAGTATAAGCCACTATATATCTTTCAGGCACTTCTGTTGTACTTGAATCTGCTGATAGTTCTGCTGGTTCATCTCCTCCTGTTATCTTTAATAATGAATAACCTACCTCTGCTCTGCCACCATCAGTAAAAACCAAATCCTGTGTTGTTGCTCCCTGTTCTCCTTCCTTATCTATCCTCCATTGATATCGTGGAAGTTTAGTCCAAGTAGCTGTGTCATTCTTTACTGCTTTTAAATCATCAAGCCATACAGTACAAGCTCCTAAATCAGAGTCATACTCTAATCCTACAGATATAATAGCTGTATCCAACTCTGGTGTAGACATAGCTAGTCTGCAATATTTCCATGTGTCTGCTGTTAATGCAGGTACTGACAATGTTTCAAGAGGACTTGCACAACTGGCAGTATTATCTAATAATATTTTTAAATTACCTGATGATGTGGCAACTGTAGATTTAATCCAGAACTCTATATAATCATATTTACTTATGTCAGCAGATGTTATTGAATCAGTTGCGATATCTCCTGCTGATGCTCCAACAGCTATAACAAACTTGTTTGCTCCTGAACCTCTTTTGTAATCCTGTGTATCAACACTTGCAGTAAAATCGCTGTCTACTGATTCATCAAATACTGCATCGCAACTATGTAGTTGCTTGGTAGTAAACTTACTTCTGTAAGATACATCCTGTATCATAGCCAGATCAGATGGTATCTCCCATCTTGCATTTACTCTGTCTGAATGAACATCAAGGCTTTCCTCTGGATCGAAATACTTTCCTGTTATTTCCCATATAGCCTGATTAATAAATTCATCTGCAACTCGTGGATCAAAGCCATTGTTCCACAACTCATAGCCGACTCCTACTGTAACTGTTCCTGTTACTGCAGCAAATGTCATAGTACCTGAAGAAGATGTATAATCAGTTATGCGTGCTGTTTCTCCGTCATTAGTTCCTGAAGTAAAACGAATATAACTTCCTATATATTCATCATCTCCACCAAACAACTTGGTATCTAAAGCTGTAGTAGAAGAACCTCCTCCTGATGTAACACCTGTTATCATCTTGCCTAAGTTTCTGCCTATAGCTTTTCTTAAATCTTCTCTTGTTTTACCTTGTGTTACTGCCATTGTTAAAAACCCTATAAAAATATTTAACCCATTGTTTTATACAAAATTGTTTTTGCCCTTCAAATACAGACCTGTATCCATTATAAAATTGCTGCGAATCCATTAATACATTCTCTTTTTTCTTCGCATAGTTTTTTTCTTTTTCTTTTTAGGTGGTCTGCCTCTTTTGCTTCCGTATGTACCTTTACCCATTGGTGGCATTAGTTTCCTCCTTCTTTGCTTTATTAACTCCAGCTTCGCCCATTACTCTGATCTGTTCTTTCAATTGTTTATTTTCTCTGTTCAGAGCTTTGTTTACAATTTTAAGATTAAGCATCGGATCTTCTTTCATAACCTCTGCTATATCACTCTGTAGTACAACTACATTTTCATCGAGTAATTCTTGCTTTCCGTTTGAGTTCTCTGTTAAGTTTCTTTCTGTCATTCTTTATTCCTCCAAAATAAATTTTACCTGTAGTGCTTTCTTTTCTCTTTAACTTATTAGTTCTTATTTCATTTAGTATTTTACCAACTTCTTTTTTCTGTTCCTTGTTCATCACTCTCTTTTTCCCCTGTTCTCTTACTCTGGTAAGCCATGTTTCATGCGCCTCTCCTATCATAGTTTCTACTCCGTTGTGTGAATAAGGACTATTAGGATTATAAGGGATATTATGAACTACTGATCTGCGTTCTGTAACTGAATCATAAAAGCTAAAAGAAAGCGAGCTTAAAGTATTACCTGCAGGTAACTCTCCAAGAAGAAGAACTCCTGCAGGTAATGCTAATCTTCTATCGTAAGTTTCTGATCCTACGAACTGCATAACTTAATATCTGATTGTCAACAGACACATTTGTTTGTCTGTATCTACAGAAGGAATACCGATTGCAGTACCTATTGACTGAAGGTCATCCTCTCCTGATAAGTCATAAAGCTCTGCCCTTCCAGACTCGCCTGATGCCTGAGATATTTGTAAGCCATCGCCAACTACACCAACTGCAGCTCCAATAGCCACACTTCCTATACCTGCTGTTTGAATCCAACCATAATAACTGGCTGTCATAGGTATTGTAGTAACACCTAATGCTCCTGTTTCCATAGTGCCATCTCCGTCAATAATCTTTACGGCTGCATATGGGTTTACAAGTAAACCAAAGAGTGATGATGATGTAGTAGCAGTTACGAGTCCATCTGGTTCATCAATAGTGATTATGACAGTATTGTCAGCAGATGCATCGTGAGCAGGATGAGATTTAATTCTGTAAACCTCTCCTTCTCCAGCTCCATCATTGAATATTAAATATCCATCTGCATACTGATCTTTAGTTAAGTCGGTTGTTGGTACTTCTACAGTTACTGCTGTTGTACCTGCAGCATTAGTACCTGCAGGAACATCCATGTCGTGAGCATTAACAGTAAGTGCAGTACCTGCATCTACTATCATACCTGCTGTTGTTATAGCAGAACTTCCGTTTCTGGCATAGTAAAATACTCTGCCATCTGGAGTTACTCCTTTTGTACCTAACTTCAGTTTCTTACCTGAAGTTTCTTTTTTTTCCTGTCCATAAGACAAGTTAATTTGATGTGGAAAAGCCATTACACTTTCCTCCTTATTAATTTTACGAGTTTCTTATACACCTCGTCTTTAACCGATTGTTAAAAAGTCGCATAAGCTCGGTCAAAGGTTACACTTATACTGGAAAGCAGAATTACTCCTTAGTATCTACCATAGTTATTTCCTGAACTACAGGCATTTCCTTTGGAGTAACTTCTGTTTTCTTATTATTCTTTGTGGGTTTACATACACAAGGTTTACCCTGAGATTCAAGGTTACACTTGCCATTCCACTCAATAGGAAACAATCCTATTGCGCCTCTTCTTTGTTGCGTTGAAGGATCACTTGGCTGGTTAGGATAAGCAGACCCACAAGGCTTTGCTAAATCCCCCTCATTATTGAACTTTGGAATATGATTATAATATGTAGTCTTGCCCTGCCAGTCTGGCAACAAGCCTTCAAACTTATCTATTCCCATATCTTTCCTCTGCTTGTTAATTTGATCTCGCAAAGGTTTGTTTCTGTTTCCGTACAAATGATTGACCATATGATTCCTCCATTAATCATTAGTTATTAGTTGCTAATGCTGCTGCATCAAAGATAAGACCTGCGCCTTTAGTGTCGTCTAATTCAAACACACCATAGTCAGAGGTCATAACAACTTCTGTCGCTCTAAGTGAGGCATCTCTCTGCCTCTCCTGTCTGGTTTCTACAGAATTAAGAACTGCCATTGCTCCCTTAGAAGCAATAACACCTGTCGCATCATCTGATGCATCGACAGATAAGTTACCATCTTCAAAGATTGGAACATTGTTTAGTGGTCTTAATCCACTCCAGAAATTCTTTAGTAAGTCAGCAGAATATCCATCAGGAATCGCATTACTCGCGGCTGCTGCCACAGTAGCTGCTTCTTTTGATAAGTATGCTACGGAGTTTGGATGATGAAGTATGTATACATCACTACCAAACTTGTTTGATTTAGCATAAGCTATTGCTCCATGTACATTACTTGTTTTCATGTTCGCTGCTGCTGCTCCCACAGTTGTTCCACCATTAAGTGAACTGTACAAAGAATGTACATCTGTGTCTTTCTTCCTTGCCATAGCATCTCCAAGTTGCTTACCTATTATAGTAAACACATTGTTTTGTTGTTCTTTAACAAGTTTATCGGTTAAGATAACCTTTGCTCCTACTTCTGCTGCAGTAAGATCAACTGTTGTCATTCCAATATCCTCTTCATCGACAATGTCTACCCCATCTGTTAAATCGCTAACTGTCATTTGTCCCACTTTTGGAACAGTAACCTGTTTTGCGCCACTAGGTAGACTAAAGGATTCAATTAATGCCATTGCTGGCGCATTGTGTTCCTCTGTATATCTGGCTGCTGCGATAATTATCTTACTCGCATTTTCCAGATTGCCTGTTGTTGCTGTTTGAGCCATTTCGCCCTCCCATTAACTATTTTATAAACCACCTAAGTGGACAAGTTACCTTGCTGCTTATAAGCCTAACACTCTTTTTGCAGCAGCAACAGCATCAGGACTTCTGTCCCCTGCGTTGTACTTATCAAGAAGTCTTGAATCGCTGGTCGAACCTTCTGCTGGAGCTTGACTTGTGTCGTACTGCTGTGCAGGTACTTGCCCCTTCTTTAGTTTCGTTATCTCAGCTTTCAACTTTGTGACTTCTGATTGTGAACTTGCGTGTTTCTCCATATCCTGTGGACTTTCATATTGCATTAATGTCTTAGGAGATATGCCATGCTTCTCCCCTATTTCCATAGCTGCATTAAACTTCCCCCTGTAATACGCATCTAAATTTTGTATGTTCTGTGTGTACTGTTGTTCCTTGACTCTTGTTTGTTTTAACTGTTGAGTTAACTGGTCAGCCTGTGCCTGTTCCATTCCCTGATCTACCAATGCACTATTGTATTGTACAGCTTCAGACTCTATAGCCTGTTTTTGTTTCTCTACCTCGTACTGCATAACCTGTTGTTGCAAACTTTCCTGATACTTTCTGGTTTCTTCAAGTTGCTTGTTCAAACTTTCAGTATCTATCTTTGGAGTTTCTACAGGAACTTCAGTTGTTTCCTCAGAACTTACTTGCCCATCATCCTGTGATACAGGAGCTTCGGCAGGTGTTGTTTCTGTTGTTATTTCTGAAGGGGTAGTATCTGTAGTTGTAGGTTCAGCAGGTGTGTCAGTAGCTGGCGCTTCTGTGCTTGGAGCAGCAGGCGCTGGCTCTGTAGTAGTGCTGTCTAAACTTAATTGTTGTTCGTTATTTTCGGTTACCATATAAACCTCCTGTTGTAAAGTATCCTATTTTGTTTATAATTTGTCAATTACTCAACCCTCTTTGTGTTAGCAAAAAATATATCGTTTGATATTTGTTTTAAATCTTCCTGATCTCCCAAAGCCTGTAGTCTAGCTCTTTGACCTGCAATAAGTTTTCCATATTCTTTTCTTCCAGACGACTCTCCATATCTTAGTATCCTTTGTATTAGGTTCATAGGAACAGGAGATTTTTTTGTATTTCTAAGTATATATAATTTTTGCTCTGGTGTTAACCTTGCCATAAATCTATCTCTTAATGCAGAAAGTAATACAGTATCTGTATTGCCTGCTTCAGTTTTAGCATGAGCTGACAAACTATAATATTCTGCCAATGCTCTTTTGTTTGGGTCTGGATCATTCAAGTCATCTGATTCGTACTCTGGAGCTATTGCTTGTTTTCTTATAAAAATTTCTTCATTTATTTCATGATATTCATTCATTAACTTGTAACCTGTTGCAGTAGTAGAGTTACCCAATTCTCTTAATCTGTCTATTCGTTCTTTATTCAATGCATCTACTTTATCAAAATACTCTCTTGCATCCCCTATTCTTTTTTTTGCTTCTTCCTGAAATGGTGTTACTTTACTTTCTACTACAACACGAATAATATCTTTTTCGTATGATTCTAACTCAGAATAGGCTTTACCAAAAGTATCTGTAGATACATCTTGCAGTAAATCTCCCATAGTAATTGGGTTCTGTGGTGTTCCCAAGAAGTCAGCTCCTACACCTACTGCTCCTTTAACCATCCCTTTACCGATCCCTTCTTTCTGTGCAGTGTCTACTGCATCAGCAATATTTAATCTCATATCCTGCATAGCAAATGGCATCATCTGTTCTCCCAAGTTTAACAATGCAGTTTTAGGATCATTGAGTACATCTGTTGTTTCTCCCATAAAAGTTTTGCCTGTCCATAAATCCCACATCCTAGAAACTATAGGAGATGACACTCCTCTTCCTGCCTCCAGTACACCCTTTGGATCTTTCTCATAAGCTGCACTTCCTATACCTGCAAACAATCTTGCCAACTGTAATTGCGCTCCAAACAAATTCCAATCCCTGCCACCTATTCTTATTGTCATAAAGTTTGGTTCTGGTATCCATTTTTTCTTTGCAATCTTTTTTCCATTTACAGTTTTATATTCTGTTATTTCTCTGAATGGTTTAAACTCAGTTTCATTTCCCAATGCCTCATTCATCAATACTGTCAAAGTTGTTGCTGCTCCTACCATAGCAGTTAAGTTTTGTGCTGCCATTCTTTGCTCTAATGTAGTGTGTACCCCAAATGGTCTGCCTAATGCCCTCCCAGTTCCATACAAACCTTGTACTAAATTATCTATTCTTGATTGAAAAAATCTTGGAGCAAACAATAACCAATCTCCCCATTCTCCTGCAAACACCTCATCTGTATAACCTGTTAGTCTGTTTACTACATTAGTTATTTCTCTCATTTCTCCATCTGCAATTATTTGTGCTGTGCTTTTATCTACACCTCTTTTTCTATATCTTCCTTTCAATGCTCTGAGTTCTTTTGCAGCTATTTCCATCCTCATAACATCTCCAGCATTACCAAATGCTCTGTTGGTTTGCTTAATCCCCCAAACATTAGATAATTTTCCAGACAATCTACCAAAAGCACTCATGTTTCCTGCCTGTGCTACAGCAAATTCAAACTCTCCACCAGATATATGCAATCCGTTATCTACCATATCATCTAGGGTTATGCCATGTTCATCCATCAGCCTTTTATTCATAGCTTTTATTCTTTTTCCTAACACATGGGGATTGTATAAAGATTGAAAGTTTGCGCCAAATGCTTTAGTCCATGCTACAGGATTTCTCCATGCTGCAAACAACAGGGTAATACCATTAGCTGACATATCAAGTGTTGCTCCCAGTCCTCTCATTATTCCATTAATAGCTTTGATGTTTTCATTTGTCATCTTCTTGCCTTTAATGGTCGGATCATTTTTAATTATCTTATTCATTTCTTCTGCAGCATCATCTATCCATTCCTCTCCCTTTATTCCCTGTAGGTCAATCTGATTTCGTCTTTCAAACTCATCTTTAAATTCTGCTCTGAACTTTTGTATAGATGCTTTTAATTCTGTAGGGAGGTTAGTTAAATCTTTTCTGATATCTTTTATAACTGCATCTACATTAGCTCTTTCCTGTTTGTTAAACTTTCTTTTTTTAATTGCTTTTAAAGAAGTTCTTATTTCTGTTACCAATGCTGTTATTTCATCTGGATCAGCAAAAGGATTATCTACAAAGTCATCTACTTTCTTTAGAATTTTATCATCTATTGCTTTTAATTCCTGTAGCTTTACCATTCCTGCCCTAATTCTTGGTAGCTTTTCAAATGGTATAGCTAAACTTTTATCCAATGTTCCATCTTTTAATGCCTTTTCTATAAACTGTTTAAAGGCAGTTGGTATTTTTTTACCATCTATTCTCATATTCCCTAGCACTCTGGCTCTGTAATTCTTAGCTATATTTGTGTTTATATCTTCGACATGATTTGCAAGGGTTTGTCCAAATTTTGTATATTCTAATGTTTCTCCTGCCTCCCCTACCCAATGTACACCTGCTGCCTGACTATCAAGAGATTGTTCAAAGGCTTTAAAATCTCCTTTACCTACTCCTTTTGCTCTGACAGAAGGCATATCTATTTCAAAAACATTCTTGCCTTCTGATATTTTTCCTGTCCTAGTTCCTCTTGGTACATAGAATCCAGCATCTATATTATCTGCTTTATTTCCTGCTGCAATTATATCTGGAGCAGTACCTACCTCATCTAACAATCCTTCTCCCCTGACATAGTTGTCATACTTTTTCATTTTACCTCTTAACCCTACAAAAAATTGTTGTTGCTCTACTGTTAACTCATCCCAATATCTTGGGAGTCGTCTTGCTACATCGCTAATAGTTGGAGCTACTATGTCGAGTGGATTTGCCACATCTCCTATATACTCTACACCTCTTATAGTCTTATCAACACCTCTTAAATGTGGCAGAGTTTCTACTCCGTTAACAATAACTATTCCCATTTCCTTTCCTGAAGTAGGGTGTGTTCCTTTAAAAACATCAGCCATCTCAGCTTCTACATCTGCTGCTAAATTTCTGCCTTTAATTCTTCCGTTTTGCATTATCCTTCTTGTCTTATCCAAGACAGGTTTTACTGCTGCCTGTACTCTTCTTTGTATAGTGGTTGGTAATCCTAATCTACCCAATCCGAAAACTTCATTATCTCCTATTACTCCACCCAGCCAATTCCTTAATCGTTCTAACTTACCTGTATTACTTACATTAATACCACTACTTAAACTTTCTCCAACGTGTTCTACTTCGTGTGGATTGAAATCTTCTACCTGTCTAGTTCCTGTTCGTGGTTGCCCTATAGGTACTTCATCCCCTATATCAGCTACAATTTTTACAGTAGGTTTAGTTTTACTTAATTCTTTTTTAACTGCTTGGTTCTTAACTACTGCATCTTCATCTATTAAATTATCTATTTTAGTATGGTACTCAACCCATTCTTTACTTCCTCTTTTTGGTATTTCAGAAGCCTTTAAAAGTAAAGGTTGGGCGCTTTCAAAGCCAAGCCTTAACTCTGTATTAGCTGTTACCTGTGCATCCAAGTCATCCCATTTTTTCCATTGGTTTTCAAGTGTTTTTATTGGGTCGTCAAATAATTTAGGCGCTTGTTTTGCCTTGCTAAGTTTAGCTGCTTTACCTGCTGCACTTCCACCCTTACCTAATGGTATAAATATTAATGGGTCTAATACAACTTCTGCTACACCATAAGGAGTT